CTGAAGCAGATGATATGGTGGCTCGATGGATAGGTTTGCATCCCAATGATACTCACATTGTTATCAGCAGTGACAGCGACTTTCAGCAGTTGGTCTCTGACAATGTGATGATTTACAATGGTATTGCTGGGCTGCTTTATACAAAACAAGGGATCTATGACAAAGATGGCAACATTGCTAAAAACAAGCAAGGGGTTGATTTGCCACCACCTGATCCAGAATGGTTGTTGTTTGAAAAATGCATGCGGGGCGATGCAGGCGATAACGTTATGAGTGCATATCCTGGTGTCAGGGAAAAAGGTACAAAAAATAAAGTTGGATTGCGAGAAGCATTTGCTGATCGATACAACAAAGGATTTGATTGGAACAACCTCATGTTGAGCAAATGGATTGATCATGAAGGTGTCGAACATCGTGTCAAGGATGATTACAATCGTAATCGACTATTGATTGATTTGACAATGCAGCCAGCCGATCTTGTTGAAAAATTTGATAATACAATACGAAACAGCATTATTACCAATCCTCGCAAACAAGTTGGACTATCGTTGATCAAATTTTGTAACAGGCATGGATTGGTAAAAATTGAAAAAACCAGTCAGGAGTACAGCAGTTGCTTTAGCAGTGCTTATACAGGGTCTCTTTTGCCAGCACTACATGATGAGGATGATGCAGAATGAAATACAGCTTGAAGCCAATCACAGAAAACAGCTGGATATTAACAGGCGATGGCGACCGACTTGGGTTGGTAAACCAACTTGATGGCAAAATTTTGGTTATTGGACGTATTGAACCCAAAGAATATGATAATATAGCAGCTTTACAGCGAAAACTAGGCGGTAAGCTGCATATCGAAGAAATGACGGTGTCGATCAAGGAACCTGAACTGGGCAACGTTGGGGGTTTTCCAGTAAAACATACCACGCATTTTGATCCCTCTACAGATCCTGTACCAAATTATTCTCGCACTGTAAAAAGCAAGACAAGATATGCTGCTGGCTATTATGCATTGAAATTTCCACAAGGATGGACGCACAGTTTTTGTCCAAGATTGTCAACTTTAGCTGAGTATGAATATATTGGTCCTTTTCAGACTAAATTAGAAATGCAACATCAGATTTCATCTAAAAATCGGGAGAAGACGCTATGAGCACGTCAGCGCTGGAAGTTTTTATTAAAAAGTATCAAACTGCTAGAAATTACAACAGCAAAGAAATTCGGCTTACCATGCAAGATGCTGAAGAACTGAGCACAGCAATTGCACTGGCATTAAGCAACGTCAATACTTTGAGCGAAAAAGTTATCAAATTGCAGGATCAGTTACTAGCGGATAAAACGGAAATAGACTTATCTGGAGGCAGTTTTCGATAATGCCACTAGACGTGGAACAGCAACGTGTTTGGAGCCAAATGACAGGTCGACTGCATGTGATAGACAGTGATCTTACATGTGTCGATGGGTTGGTCTTACCATATCAAACTGCAGTGGTGTTTATCAAGAATATTATGTCTTATGCTGATATTGATTATAGTATTCTCACTGCGCCCGATTTATGGCAACTGGAAACCATCAAACATCTCAATCCAAAAAATCCAGTGATAAATGAACAGAATCATCTCAATGTTCTAGAATATATTCATAATAAATTGACAACGACAATGAGCAAGTGGACAGTAGAAGATTTTGAATCAATACTATCTATCATAGATACACAATTTGATAGATTGTAGCCAAGCCATGCATAATTGAATATGACAAATATTGCAGTGATATACCATGTAACAGATCTCATGGGTTGGGAGATAATTACCAATGAGCAGATGTTTTTACTGGAATCTAGCGGATTAATGGACAATGCACACATTTATATGAATCTGCATTATAATGAAGACAGCTTTTATGATTTAAAAATGGCCTACAATGATAGACCCAACATCCATTGGGTGTTTAGACACGATGTTGTTCCTGAGGATAAAGAAGTGCCCAGTGCAATTCTCATGAAAGATATAGCTGATAACACCTCTGAGGAAATTTACATGCTGTATCTTCATCAAAAAGGCATAAGTTATTTGAATACACAAAATTGGCATGGTAGACCAGAAGCTGAAACCAAATATTGGCGATGGTTAATGCAATACTGGAGTATTGAAAGATGGCAAGACTGCATTGTTAAACTGCAGCAGGGCTATGATAGAGTAGGATGTGTGTATTGTGATAACTGGGGGCCATATCCATTTTTAGGCGGTACTATAGGTTGGACCAAAGCAAGTTTTTTACGTACCTGTACAAAATTTAGATTGCCAAGTGAGGTTGGATTTAGATCACAATTACACCCAGATTTTACCTGTCATCATGACACGGAGTTTTGGTGGGGAGCCAATCAAGCCAAACATTATAGTTTTCATCAACTTCCAGAGAATACAGATTTATATAATTTTCGATACAAGCCGTCACTGTATCGATAAATTAACAGCGTCTAAAAAATCAGTTTAGATAAATAATGGGCAATGAGTCGTCCAAAACCAACTGTGCTTTTAGATCACACCGACAGTACCAGCTATAAAAGCGAGCAGGTGCTGGCAGCCGATGGAATCTACGCAGTATTTTTAGATGGCAAACCTATCAATTTACGCAGTCTCAACAAGTTGCTGGACTATCCAGGTCCTAAATATCGCAAAGTCAGTTTTGCCAATCCTGGGCATGCGTTCAATCTAGCCGAAAAATTAAACACATTGTTCAAAACAGATCGCTTTCAAGTGTATCTATTAACAAATGGCGAGATTATTACGGAAAATACCTAAAGATCTTAATGAGTTGCCTGTAGGATGGCAAACAAAAGAAGATTTAGTATCTTTGCTATTTCAAGATCATTTTACGCAGAAAATATGGCGATACCATTATCCAGACCAGGCACTGCCAACAGTAGACGCTGCTGCCAAGATCTTGTTTAGGAAAAATACCTGGCAATTGACAACATTTGGTGCCAGTGTTTTGGTTCGCGCTTATAAAAGCTGGTGCGTAGAACATCAAAATAATACCATAATCAACGGCAAAATTTTAATCAACATGAGTCGTATCATACAAGGACCTTGGTATAATCGAGCACTGCACACCTATGTTTGGGATGAAACCACACATTTTACAATGCAGATGTTTGATGGCGATATCAAAAGTTTCGTCGATTTTCACTTGCCAAATTGATCATAGCATATAATTTTGCACAGCCAAATATCCGCAGCGCCTATCATAGTTTTTCAGTATGTTTTTGAAAATTTCTGTTGACATACATTGTACCATATGTTATTCTCCTACTATAACTTAACCAAGCAAAGGACTATGTAAAATGGCTACTGCAAAAAAGTTTTTAGAAGTTAGTTCAATCAATCCCAGTCGTTTAAAGTTGGCAATTCAGCACAGTATCGCTCGCAAGCGTCCTCTTTTTATCTGGGGTCAGCCGGGTATTGGTAAAAGTGAGCTGGTAGCCGAAGTTGCCAAGAGTCAAGGTCGTCCACTAATTGATATTCGATTGCCTTTGATGGAGCCAACTGATATTCGCGGTATTCCATATCTAGCAGAAGTCAAGGTTTATGATAAGGAAGGTAATCTGCTTCGTGATGAAACTGGTGTGCCTATCAGTGACAAGGAGTTCCGTTGGAGCACACCAAGTGATCTTCCAACTGACGAGGCAAGTCGCGCACTGGTATTTTTTGACGAAATGAGTGCTGCACCTCCATCAGTACAGGCTGCCACTTACCAGATTATCCTTAACCGTCGTATTGGCAATTATGTTATGCCCAATGATGTTGTAATCGTTGCTGCAGGCAATCGTGTCAAGGACAAAGGTGTTGCTTACAACATGCCCATGCCGTTGGCCAATCGTTTTACACATTTGACATTGGAAGTTGATGTTGATGATTGGAAAGAATGGGCAACACTCAATCGTGTACACAAGGACATTGTTGGTTACATTAACTTCCAGCCAGGCGATTTGAATAGTTTCAATCCCAGCGTTGATGGATATGCGTTTGCTACGCCGCGCAGTTGGTATTTCTGTTCAGAATTGTTGCAAGAGATGGACACTGAAGGCAAGTTGGTAGATACTACACTTCCTGCAGACGTGCTTGGTGATATGGTCAAAGGTACCATTGGTGATGGCATCGGCGTTAAGTTTTTAAGCTATCGCAAGCAGGCAGCTAACCTACCGCATGCCAAAGACGTGTTGAGTGGCAAGGTAAAGAAGCTGGCCAGCAAGCAAATTGACGTGATGTATGCGCTCACCACGGCATTGTGTTATGAGCTGCAGGATGTTGCGGAACGTGCAACCAAGGCCGAACGTGCTGGTGATAAAAAGGCCATGGAGGAATTTCATACACAAGCAGAAACGTTCTTTCGCTTTATTATGGACAATTTTGAGGAAGAGTTGACAGTGATGGCAGGTAAGACTGTATTAGGTACATACAAGCTGCCAATAAAATCTAAACTTCTTGGCAAAACTTGGGAAGAATTTGCCAGCCGGTATGCAGATTTGTTGCCTAACGGTTGAATCTATACACAGGGCGGATGTTGATATCCGCCCTGTGTATTTTTAACTATTGACTAGTGTAAATTTGCTGTTACAATGCTAGCAACAAATATTTTTAGGAGATACCTATGGTTCAAGTAGCACTTGCGACAAAGCGCAGTCCTGTTGAGACAAAAATTAAACAAGCCAAAGTCAAGCTACTGTTCAATCAACCATTTTTTGGCACACTGCTCATGCATTTGCCAATGGTTGATGCTACAGATGCTGGCTGGTGCCCAACTGCCGCAGTAGATGGACGCTATATCTATTACAATCGAGATTTTTTTAAGAAACTTGATGTTGATGAAATTCAGTTTGTTTTATGTCATGAGCTGCTGCATGTTGCATTTGATCATTTGGGTCGTCGCAGCCATCGTGATATGAAATGGTGGAATATGGCCAATGACTATGTGATCAATGCAGGATTGATCAAAGATAGAATTGGCAAGATGCCCACTGAGCGAGTGCCAGTTGATGAAACCGATGCCAGTGGTAAAAAAACTACCAGTCAGCGTGTGGGTCTTTATGATGCCAAATATGAAGGATGGACCAGCGAAGCTGTCTACGATGATCTTGAAAAGCGCAAGGTTAAAAAAGAATTGACATTAGACGTACATCTTGAGCTTGGCAAAGATGGCAAGTCAGGCAACGGCAAGGACAAATCTAAACAAGGCATAGAAATACCAGGCTTGAGCGAAGAAGAGCTTAAAAAGCTACGTGATGAGCTCAAAGCTAAGATTTTACAGGCTGCCAATGCTGCAGCTGGAAAAATGCCAGGCAGTTTGCAGCGACTAATCGATAGCATGCTTGAAAGCAGGGTCGATTGGCGAGATTTGCTACAGCAGAGTATACAAAGTTGTTTGGTAGATGATTTCACCTTTATGAGGCCTAATCGCAAGCACATGTACAGTGGTATCTTTATGCCAACGCTCAAAAAGGACGAGACTATTGATATTCAAATTGCCATTGATATGAGCGGTTCAATTTCAGATGCAATGGCCAAAGATTTCATCAGTGAGGTTTGGGGCATGATGCAGATGTATAATGATTTCAAGATTGGCATTGTGTGCTTTGATACTCAGGTATATAATTACAAAGAGTTTACCAAAGACAATGAAGATGAACTGCTGACATATGAATGTAAAGGTGGCGGCGGTACCGATTTTAACGCAGTTTGGAATTTTTGGAAATCTCAAGAGATTGAGCCAAAATTGGCTGTATGGTTTACCGATGGGTATCCGTTCGGCAGTTGGGGGCCTGAAAATTACTGTGACACTTTGTGGGTGATAACCGAAGGTTATAAAACTCGGGTGTGTCCGCCGTTCGGTCGTTTTGCGTATTTTGAACATGGCAATGGTATCAAAGAAACCGGTTCTGTCTGAGTCAATCTATACTCTTTATACAACTCGTCTGTGGTGTTGTCTGACCGACAATTCTTAGACGAGTTGTGAATTTAGGTGATATTAAATGTGCTGAAAACCCCAGCGCGGTAAGGTGTGCAGCCGGACAGGCAAGGCAGATGAGGAGAAAGTCAACTAGTGGCAAGTATCGGATGCCGTAACCAAATGCTTAGAAACAATAGGCATTTAGAGTTGGACCTTCACTTATGGTCACACCCTGGGGAGGCCGGGACAAAGCGCAGGGTTAAAATAACACCCAAAGGGAAGTAGGCTTGGCACGCCCATTGACACCCTTGTTCGCTACCAAACTGGAATAGCAAGGCCTCCGGCACATTTAATTAGACTTGAGATATAAATTCTTTTACACTAATAATATGTCAATACCTGCAGATTTTAATTCACAATTGAGCGACCTTGCTGTACAACTAGCAGGAAAGGTTGCAGAGCGTTTGGCCTACTGGAGTAAAGATATTGATCCCAGCGAACGCCGACGTATTTTGGATATGATTGAAGAAAAATTACCTACAATTATAGCCAATAGTGTTGCCAAGGCTCCTAGCTTGCACAGCCCTGGTGGGATAGATTACTTTGTCCAAAATATGGATAGTTACGCTGATAGTTATGCAAAAAAATTTATAAATCTTGATGGTTGATGAGTAACACCTCTATTGCCAACTGCACAGTGAAATTACATTTTCCGAGGCAATCGCAGAATTCAGTGTCAAATTCAGACACTGAAACATTTTTATCTATGCTTGAAAATATTTTGAGTTGTGAGTTTAAAAATTATGAACTTATACTAAAGCGCGATCGGTGGAATCAAAAAATCTCTGTAGAAATAATTTTTGAATCAGAATATGACGCTGCGTGGTTCAAACTTGCACATATGAAATTTTAAGCCATGCAAAATTTGCATATCTAATACATGATTTATGCCGTTGTAGCATCGCCGATGTTGCCTTAAATATGTTGCAGTGCAATATTACAAAAGGCGATAACATGATAGAATTTCTACGATCCATTGTCAACAGTTGGAATACTACCAAACAAATAACCTTTGACAATACAGATGAGGATATCAAGCGGTTTTTCAAAAGTGAATACAAAAACAATGCACAGTATGCATACGAATACTGGCGCTGTACCAAAAGCATAAATTTTACTTAAAACATATAATAGCAATATCACCAATCTCTAGGTTATTATAGATGTTGTTGGCATCATACAACTGCTGGCAATATACATCACATAACTCTAGCAATAATTTGGATTGAAAATGAACAAACAAATAGACCTAAATGAATACAGCAACTTTGTAGATCAACTGACATCTTTGCCTAGCAAAGATTTGACCACAATGATAAACAGATTAGATCGCATTGATGGAAATTATGAAGCATATGGTGCCAATGGCGAAATGCAGCAAGGACCAGATATCAATGTTCCCATGTTTGTCACATCTGCAATGGGTATGTGCAGTGAGGCTGGTGAATTCATGGAGATTGCTAAAAAATGCCTGTGGCAAGGTAAGAATCTATCAGATGATGTTTTATATCATTTAAAAAGAGAATTGGGCGATCAAATTTTTTATTGGACAATGGCTTGTCGGGCATTGCGTTTAGACCCAAATGAAGTCATAGAAGAAAATGTTCGCAAACTAGAATCTCGATATCCTGGTGGCAAGTTTGATGTTCACTACAGCGAAAATAGACAAGCAGGGGATTTATAAGGAAAATTCCCTATGGAAAAAGCACAACACACTGTTAAAAAACTAGAACTTATCTCCAGTAAAAACATCATGAAAATAAAAAGCATTATACTATCATCTATTTTTCTACTATTCACAAACTTGGCATATTCACAACCTATTACCGGTGCTGGTAGTACCTTTGGTGGTCCAATTTATACAAAATGGGGCGAGGCATTTAAAACACAAGGTATCGATCTAAACTATCAAGGTATTGGGTCAGGAGGAGGTATCAACCAAGTCACCAACCGTACTGTTGATTTTGGTGGCACTGATATGCCGCTGTCACCAGAAAAATTGGCAGATGCCAAACTTGCACAGTTTCCAACTGTTATTGGAGGTGTAGTAGTTATTGTTAATATACCTGGCATTGATGTAAATCAACTCAAACTTACAGGTCAAATAGTTGCTGACATATATCTTGGTAAGATAGTCAAATGGAATGATCAGGCCATTACTGCAATAAATCCTGATTTGAAACTGCCCAATCTCGCTATTGCTCCTGTACATCGTGCAGATGGCAGCGGCACAACATTTGTATTCACTGACTACTTGAGTCAACAAAGCAGCGAATGGCTAACATCAGTTGGCAGCAGCACCAACGTTAATTGGCCAGGTGGCAATGGCAGCAAAGGCAGCGACGGTGTTGCAAGTTCTGTAAAACAGGTAAAAGGTGCAATGGGATATGTAGAGAGTGCATATGCCACACTAAATCACTTGGTGACTACACAGATGAGGAACCGGGATGGTAACTTTGTAACACCATGTTTTGAAACATTTTCTGCTGCTGCTGACAATGCAGATTGGCTTCATGCAATAAACTTTGCTGTAAATCTCAACAACCAACCTGGTGCCAACAGTTGGCCGATTGAAAGTGCAACATTTGTGTTGATACCATTAGATCCCAAAGACATTCGAGTCAGCCAAACCATACGCAAATTTTTTGATATAAGTTTTACTAGTGGGTCTGACACTGCTAAAAATATGCAATATGTGCCATTGCCAACTGCGGTACAAAATGCAATAAGGGCAACATGGCAAAAACAATTTGCCAATTAATAAACATTTGACATGACCTTAGAACATGCTACAATCAATTTATATAAGATAGGATTGCGGATATGACTGATAAATGTGTGGTTTGGGACATTGACGGCACACTGGCAAATATTGAACATCGTCGTCACTGGATCCGACACAACCCCAAGAACTGGCCAGCATTTAATCGTGGTATGGTACATGATACTGTGTATGATGACATGGTCTGGTTGTTAAAGACACTGCACACTGCAGGATGCACTATCTTGATTGCCAGTGGTCGAGGTGAGGAAAACAGACAAGTAACAGAAAACTGGCTGGATACTGTTGCCGATGTTGCTGGTTTGTATACCAAACTTTACATGCGACCTGCTGGTGATTATCGAGCAGATACCATTGTCAAGAGCGAAATTCTAGACCAGATGTCAGTTGACGGTTTTCATCCTGACATGTGGTTTGATGATCGTAACGGAGTAGTAAACACTATTCGTTCTCGTGGAGTTCGAGTTCTTCAAGTGGCCCCAGGCGATTTCTAATCTGTTGACAACTTGTGATTTTATGTTATATTAAATTATGAGCAAAGAAATACCCAACAACATGGACAGTGAAATTGCTGCGCTTGATTACTCATTACCAGAGTTTGAAAGCCAGTACGGACGTATACTCAACTACATACACTATGAGATTGACACGCCTGTTCTCAAACGCGAGCTAGTACAGTATGCACAATCAATTGATATGGCAGATCTAGCAGAATCGCTAAGTCCGGCTACACTGGGCATTGAAGCAAAAATTGCATATTGTCTCAATCGCGGTGCACGTCTCAAAGAAAGCAGCCATAAAAAAGTAAAAAATCTATTGCAAGCCAACGGCAAAGCAGTGCAAAACATTGATTGGGAGCCTATTACGATAACTGGGCAAGGTAAAAATGTTTTAGCATATGTTGATTGCTATAGTCAGATTGACAATGCCAAAGCGCGACTATTACATGGCAAAATCACAGTACGAGAATTGTCTAGTCTAGTACGTAAAATTGTCACAGACAAGTCCAACGGAAAGATAGCTGTTGTCAAACAGTTGCTGGAACACTACAGCGAATCTTTGTTTATTGCTCGACAAGATGCTGCCATTGCCGATTGGGTCAAACCTTTATCTGCCATTGTGGATACACTAGGACTGTTAATAAACAATCGTGCCAGTGTCAAGGCAGGTGCCAAAGGTGCACGAGCACGCATTATGTCCAGCACAGTTGAAGATAGAGATCGCAAGGGAGAAAAGGCAGCTGCCAAGATAACATACAAGGATGAGGACAACGAATTGGGTATCAATTCAGTTGATCCTGCCAATCTAGTGGGATCTAATGCAGCAGTGATTTACAATACCAAGACACGGCATTGCGAAGTATATTTTGCTGAAAATGGTAAAAAACTCAGTATACAAGGCAGTAAAATTACCAATTTTGACGAGAAAAAAAGTGTTGGAAAAACTCTGCGTAATCCGCAATCAGATCTGCCTCACTGGAATCGTGCCAGCACAGTGCGTAGACTTGAAGTATTAATTGATCAGATACATGGTAAAAATTGGAGCCTAACAGGCAAGTTTAACCGCAATACAATGGTACTTAAGGTGCTATAACTTAGATCTAAGTTGATGTTAAACAACACCTACTAAGACTTGGCTGCCCGGCGGGTTAGCGTCGTTTTGGCCAAATTCAAGTATGCCATTTACATTGCGCACAAGAATTAGTTTTTTGCCAGGTTCCAACATCAGTTGTTCTGTAGTACGAGTGTCTAGTTCAGGTGTTGCAGTGCGTAAAGTAGTAATTTGAGGATTGTCGCTCCATTGCTTGGCCAACAATGGCATAAGTTCGTTTGGTTCGTTGGCAACATCCAATATAAAACGTGCAATCTTGAGACGCGCTATAGAGCCAATTCTACGCATGCCCAGTATGGGATTTTGATTGTGAGGCTGATAACCAGCACTGGATAACCAAACGCCATGATTGGTGCGTGCCACCTTATCATTGTGTATCTCACGTATAATTTGGCGACGATCTGGACCAACTTTGCCTTCGATTAGAACAAGTCTGTCTGCATTAAAAATCATAACGCAACCGCCTATGCCTTGATCTCGGCAAATTCTAACAGCTCTATCTATAGTTGGCTCCGCCAGGGCATTTCGTATTATGCGGCCATCTTTGCTGGGATGTAGATCATTGCCATTGGTCACTGGACTTAAACTTGAACTGATGATGCTTACCCCGTTTGAGTTCATGCCTTCTGTCCACCGAGTATCCTCGTCCATTAGTGTGACACGTTGAAATCCGTCTTCTTGGTCGCGCAACAGCTCGGTACGAGTAGCAGCAGGGCGATCTCGATTTTTGACGCCTACCCAACCTATATTGGGAAATTTTTTAGCGATAAGGGTGCACATGTAGTTTATTTAGCCGTTGACATTGTGTAGTATGATGCTATACTGCAAACACACTTAAAAGGGGCTAAGAGGTGAATTACGATTTTCCGCATATTACACATTTAGATCAAGTGCGAGATGTGATCAAAGACTTGCCAGAATTTATTATTGCTGAGCGAGACTGGGGATATGTGGTTAATTATTTGGTGAGCATGTCAAGCACCTTTCCAAAAGTCACCACTCGTGCAGATGCTATTCGTCGTGAATGTAGGGGTCTGATATTTGATCGCAATGGACATCTAATAAGCCGTCCATACCAGAAATTTTTCAATGTTGGTGAGAAAGATGAAACTCAAGCCGACTGTATTGACCTGGGACAGCCTCATGTCATACTAGAAAAATTGGATGGAAGTATGGTTCGTCCGATACCAATTGATGATGGTTATCGATTGTCCACCAAAATGGGCATCACTGATGTAGCCATGCAAGCTGAGATGTTTGTGGCCGAACATCCAAACTATGATGAGTTTATTCGCTTGCATATTGAGCGTGGACAAACTCCCATATTTGAATGGTGCAGCAAAAAGCAACAGATTGTGATTTCATATCCCAATGACCGATTGGTATTAACTGCCATCCGTGATATCAACAGTGGTGAGTATAAGAGTTATCAGCAAATGGTCTCTTATGCTAACACCTGCGGTGTTGAAGTTGTGCAGGCATATGCTGGCACTGTTACCAACATGGAGAACCTGGTTGCTGAAACTCGTGGGTTGCAGGGTCAAGAAGGCTGGGTGATACGTTTCGATACCGGTCATATGATCAAAAT